CGCTAAAGTTTAGCAAAAGCACCCATTACAATCTTGCACTATGCTTTTCTTCATGCAAGAAGGTCGAAAAGAGACGACGAAAAGTTGGTCAGTTGTGATTTTATTATTGTTTGAGGATATTTAATTTATTGTGTGTGAATCATCAATATTAGGTTTTTCCTCTAAACTTTCATACGCAATATGCAATGATGATAAAGACAAAACACTCATCGTTTCAAATTTTTCAAAATTGAAAATTGGTGTTGTATTTATTGTGATGACATGATGTGGCGAAATTTTGTCGTTATGATTATTGTATTGTTGATTATAATTAATTTGTTGAGTTGCGAATCGTTTTACAATCGCATCAACATTTGGATTGTTTACTGACAAAACACTGACTGCCCGGAGACTGGGACTATTTTTAAATTTTGGTTTTAATTTATTAAATTCAGGATTTACTGCTACAACTGAACAAGGTTGTGAGTTTGAATTATTGGGCTTTCGTAATTGCTCAAGTTTTTCTTGCTCCTCAATTTGTTGTACAGCAAATCTTCTAAGCAAATCTTCCAATTCAACATTATCTTTAAACTTAGTAATATCATGTTGTATTTGACTTTGTAATTGTGAATCAGTTTTAAAACAAACACATGAATTTTTGTGATGCAAACAATTTTCACAATCTAATGATTTAATCAAACATGTGCATTTTGATGTGAATTGCATACAAGATGAACATATTTTTTCCTTCGGTTGAACTGGTGGATGCTTGGTAATTGGTGGGGCAATCGGATATTTTGGTGGTAGAAAAGTAGATGTTGTAGCCTCACTCAATGGTGGTGCATTAGGTAAATATTTTACCTGTGATGCACTAACCATATTATCATTATCATCATCCCCGAGTTGAGACTCGAATGGCGCTGAAGGTTTAAATTTATTTTCATATGGTTGAAATGGGACTGGTGAAGAATCGAAACCAAACATTTCATCTTGATCCTTATAATATTGTTTTGTCATCTTTTTCCGATCATGGAAATCTTTCAACAAGTCGTCAGGGTATTGAAAGTATTTTCCATTATTGTCAAGAAATGGTTGATGGTCGACATTGATTTGTACTTGGTTTACAGCTGCTGGTGACATACCAACTAATTGGTCACCTAAATCACGTTCAACAATATTTTTGATGATTGAATTTGTATTAACGACTTCAAAAATTTCGCGTAAATTTCGACAATGTTGAAAAATATTTTGATTGTAAGTACAATTATATCTCATGGTGAACCACTGTAATGTTTCTGCCGAGGTTTCACCTTTTTTTTCAGTATGTTTTGTTTCTGATTCATGAATTGATTCTTTTACAATTTTCGCGCGTTTGCTATTTTTTGTCAAATTGAATACCTGCTGATGAAAATCACGCATAATTGGTATATGATACAAGTCTTGCAAATAAGCTTGAGCTGTGGTGTAGACCCAATATTTTGCTTGTTCATTGTTATAATTATGATAAGAAGCATAAGCCTTGCAAAAATTTCTACCAGGGAATTGTGTTGCAAGATGACCACCAATTATTGGGACAAAAAGATTTGAACAATAATGTGCTGTATCTTGATCATGGTATTCAATATCACCTTCAAATCCTGTATTCACTATTTCACTTGAGAATTGTTGCGGTGTGGGAAATGATGGATAAATATCAGCAGATATGAAATTGATCCAATTATCGCCAGCTATCCAAGTGATTAATTTGCCATCCCTTCTGTGCTTATCAACATCAATAAATCTCATGAGTGTTAAGTCATGAGCTGTTAATACCTGGAACCCATTTCCATCGGATGTATCATTTCCGCCTGTACTTCTTGAACCAAACATTGTGGCTGGATAATATTGGCCTTCAGATCTGAGATTTCCAGTTCTATCGTACAACTTCAAAAATAATTTTAAAAACTCATTATCCTGGCCATCAAGCAGCAATGCATTTCGTTCAAATAATGCATCTTGGTGGTCATAAGTGACATGTGCGTCTTGGCGTATGCTGTCGCCAATCATTATTTTAAAATTTGGTCCAACTTGTTGGCAACATTTTGTAAATAAACTGCCTAATTCATTTTTATTATATCCTGATGTGAATAATATACCATCGTCATCCAAGGTAAACGATTTGTACATATGTTTTGCCATTGAATACATGGCTGGTCCAGTTCTTGCAATTAATGTTGGATGGGAGCTTGTTATGCAACGTGGATCATAATCTGTTAATTGTGGTACATCATCCCCTTTAGTTAAAATTTCTTTTTTTACAAAAGCAACAAATTCCGTTCTTACTGGCATTCCGCTTTTTAAATCGGCTATTGCTTTTAAATACATTTGTGATTTAGCCCCTCCAAATCGTGTGGCCCATAATACCTTGTCAATAAATTTACAACTATCTCTTTTAAGGCAATGGTGATATGACCTGGCGCGATGGATGAATCGTTCGCCTGGTTGGATTACTTTAAAATACTTGCCTTGCCTTCCTTTAAATGCTCGACAAATATTTTCTGGACAACTTTCAGCGATTGACAATTTACTGTGATATGCTGGTCCATAACAATAAGCTGATGTTTTATGCTTTGTGCAAATGCATGGATTTAATTTACAAGTGAATCCTAACTTCATAGGAGAAGGATTATTGGGCATACATAAGGCTTGGACGACTTTCAACTTGCTATTTAAAATAAAACTTGATGTTCTAGTTCGGCAACATGAGTACAACATGGTGATGAACATGATTAATGTTACAATAAATAAAATGGTTGCCCCAATAATAATCTGCTCTGATACATTTGAATCGTCAGATGGATTTTGGTCATCAATGACATATGAATTATTGCCAATTACTTGCAGATTAATATTAGATTTTATTTGATTTTCATGCACTAGTATAATGCAATATGAAATGAATAGCACCCAAATAACAAACAACGCGGCCCATTTTTTCCAGTCATAATTTGTGGGTAAATCATCATATAATTGATCCTTGACTGAATTTGAGTAATGTAGGTAATCCCTACAATTATTTAGCCTCGATTTCAACATGAAATCGTCTTGTGCTTGGAAGACATACATTACTTCTACCATTTTTTGAAGATCACTATGGCCGCCTTCTAATGCCATTTTTCGAACAACTGATTGAATAAATGTTTGACGCGTTAATTGATCACGATTAACCACAGCTGTTGTTGTATAATATTGATTATAAAATCCAATCGGCAAAACAACGGTTGTTATTTGTTGCATTAAATTAAACATATAATTTTTCACATACGCCAAAACGACCGTATCAAATATTACTATTGACTTTGTTAATAAAAAAGGCGTTGATTTTGTTGTAATATAACATTTTGAGCCACGATTCAGTGTTTTTTCACTTGTCAATATGACAATGTCATCATCTTGGTAATAAATTGAATTATATGACAACCAATCAACAGTGATCAATTCATCATTCAAAATGTAGCCATTTTCATTGAGTTTAATTGATTTTGTTAATAAAAGAAGTCCCATCTCTTGATTTTGTGTAAAATAGGCCAAAACATTCATGTTGTCGTCAAAATCCCACTTTGATGAATCTGTAGTTTTTGCACATAAGAAATATTGTGGTATATTTCCATTTAAAGCATGCATGGCTGCATTATGTTGATTTGCAATTGCATGCAAATATTGTGCGTTTTTGAAATCCTGTATTACTTCGCGGGGCATTGGTGATAACGGTTGCTTGAGATATGCAGTTATAACATAGCGTGCTGAATATTTACTCATTTTTGACAAAATAGGATCAATTGCCCTTATGCCATTAATTGTCTTTAAATTGAACACTAAGGGACAAATCTGTTCTACTTGTTGCAAATAAATAATTATATCGAGTGATGATGAGCAATAAACATTTCCATTCAATGAATGCATTAATTTATTATGTTGTCTTGCCAACGCATTAATATATGCAATATTTAATAAAATGAATCTTGAAATTACATACATAATGGTGGAATAAAAATAAATGTAATAATACATAAAGTGAATGCTTTGATTTTCGAGCTTGAATAAATTGTTAAACAAAACTACTAAAA